CAAAATTTACTACAATCACAAATAAAACAAAAGTTAACTGGTTCTAAAGGTCAAAGAGTAATTGTAGGGTTTAACAACAACAAGGAAACAGCAACGACCGTTGACGATATACCGTTGAATGATGCACCCGACCACTACCAATTTTTAGCAACGGAATGCGAAAAGAAAATTATGGTTTCGCACTCGATTACAAGCGGTTTACTTTTGGGGTTAGGTTCGGCAAATGGATTCGGTAGCAATGCAGACGAATTGAAAAATGCGTTTGTATTGTTTGATAATATGGTTATTAGACCGTTACAGCAACTTTTAATAGATGCGCTAGAACAAATACTAAACTACAACGGAAACACCGCTAAATTGTTCTTTAAAACGTTGCAACCTTTGGAGTTTACAGATTTAGAAAATGTAAGTACAGCGGAAGAGAAACAAGAAGAAACGGGAACGGAATTAAGCAAAGCAAAGACGGATTTAGAAGAAATATTAGCGCGTGTTGATGAGGAACAATTAGAGGACGGTTGGATAATGGTAGATGAACGCGAAATTGACGAAGACGATAGCGATTTGGACTTGCAACTAATAGAAGCAGAAAAAGCTATTAGGAAACAAAATACGTTTCTAAGCAAGTTAATTAACTTCGTGCAGACTGGTAATCCAAACCCAAAATTAAAGAGTGAACAAGACAAAAAAGTGGGCGATTTAAAGTATTTTAAAGTTCGCTATAAATACACTGGAAATAAAAGCCCAGACCGTAACTTTTGTAAAGCAATGATGGCTAAATCTGAAAGGTTGTTTCGTAAAGAAGATATTGACGAAATGAGTAGGAGAGCAGTTAATCCAGGTTTTGGCGAGTTCGGTGCAAACATTTACGATATTTTCAGATTCAAAGGTGGACCTAGATGTCATCATAAATGGTCGCGCGTTACGTTTATGCTAGATTTAAACGCGATTGAAAAAGGTTATGAACAAATTGGAACACGAAAAGCGGAAATAAAAGGTTATAAAATTACAAACCCTTACGAGGTTTCGTTTTATCCTAACAATTTACCGTTAAAAGGATTTTCACCACGAAATAAAAACCTACCTAACGACGTTAAATAATGGCAGAAGCACTAATAATCACAAGAGATGACGTAGTTAAATTTACGTCTTTAAATGGAAATGTAGACCCCGACAAATTTATTCAATATATTAAAATCGCTCAAGATATTCACGTACAAAAGTATTTAGGAACGGATCTACTTGAAAAGATAAAAGCGGATATTATCGCGAATACTTTGAGCGGTAATTATTTGACGCTTGTAAACACTTATATTAAACCGATGCTTATTCACTGGGCTATGGTTGAATATTTGCCTTATTCAGCATATACGATAGGAAATAAAGGGGTTTATAAACACAATGCAGAAAGTAGCGAGAATATAGACCGTTTAGAACTTTCTCTGTTAATTGACAAACAAACGCAAACGGCAAACCATTACAGCAATAGATTTGTTGACTATATGTGTTTTAACCAAGCGTTATTCCCTGAATACAATAGCAACAGCAACGGCGACATATATCCAAGTTCAGATATTAATTTCACTAATTGGGTGTTATGAAAAAGCGGTCTAAAAAGAATTGTGAAAAGCTATTAGTTTTCTTAGAGAAAATTAAGCAAGAAACTGAAAAGCCTAAAAAATGAGTTACTACAAATTACTAGATACTTTAAAGGCGCAGTTAAATGCAACGAACTTAATTAGCACCGTTACAGATGGTCAGATTTCGGATGTTGATTTGGCTAAACAAACGCTTTTTCCATTAGCGCATATTATAGTAAATTCAGCAACGATTGAAGGTAAATTGCAACGCTTTAATGTTACTATTTTAGCAATGGATATATTAGACGGCAAAGAGAAATACGATGTTGAGCCGTCAATAATGAATGCAATGTTGCAGGCTTTGAATCGTGTTTATGAAGTTATGACAAGAGGGGATTTAAACCCAGATTACATAATGATTGACGGAGCCCCAACGTTAGAACCGTTTACAGATAGATTTGAAAATAAATTAGCAGGGTGGGCGATGACTTTCGATGTTATAATGATGTCTGAAATGACTGTTTGCGATACTGGATTTACAAGCGGTTGCCCGAATGTAACGGTAACAGATGGTGATGAAACGATTCAAGTTTTGGCAGGAGGAACGTACACTTGTGAGGGTGGTTCAGCTTCGGTTGTTGTAAGTAATTCAAACGATAGCTATTCAGTAACAACAAGCACTAATTTAGAATTACCAAACACAACGGTAAACGTATATGTTAATGGAACACTTAATTCAACAGGAACAATAGTAACCTTAGATCCAAATGAAACAATAAATATAAGCGCATGAGTTTAGATATAAATTTAACAAATGTCGAATCAACGACTAATAAATCGACAAACGTAAACACCGACCAAGCAAGTAACACAAAGTACCCAAGTGTTAAAGCTGTATTTGATTGGGCAAATAGTGCGATTAGTTGGATAGCAACAAATGGCGCAAATGTACTTTCTCATTTGTCAAATACTAACAACCCACACTCAACAACAGCAACGCAAGTAGATGCACTAAAAAGAGATGGAAGCAATGCTAATTCAGATGTTAACTTAGATACATTTGGATTAGATGCTAAATTCATTAAAATTAAAGGAACTGCAGGAAATGGGCATTTGAATTTAAAACACCAATCTAGTGACGCAACAGCTGGAGGCTCTGAATCGGTAATTTATGCGGATAATACCGGTAATCCTAAATGGAAAAATGACGGTAATGCAGTTCAAAATGTAATGCTTGAAAATTCAGCTATTACGGGCGCAACGAAAACAAAAATTACTTACGATTCCAAAGGTTTAATAACAGCAGGTGCAGACGCAACAACAGCGGACATATCGGATAGCACTAATAAACGTTATGTAACAGATGCACAATTAACTGTTTTAGGTAACACAAGTGGAACGAATACAGGTGACCAAACGTTAAGTGGTTTAGGTGGCGTTCCAACAACACGAACTATCACAATTAACGGCACAACACAAGATTTAAGCGCAAATCGTACGTTTTCGGCAATAAACCTAAACGGACAGCCTAATGTTGCTAATAGTGGTTTTTCAGGCGCTTTGAGATACTTTGGTTTTTCAGACAATCCAGTCAGTACAACTGAAACGTTAAGACGTACAATAATAACGAATGATTGTACTTTAAAGAATTTTTATATTAGAACAAGCGGAACACAACCAGCAGCAGGAAGTCACGTTTTGACAATTCTTAAAAATGGAGTTGCTACATCAATTACCATTACTATTCCAGCAGGAAGTTCGGCGGGTAAATTTTCAGACACTACAAATTCAGAGTCTTTTGTGGCAGGCGATGAAATATCTATTTTAGCAGTAAATAACGCAAGTAGTAACTCTGCAAGTATTGTTTCATTTGCAATAGGGAATTTATGATAATAGAATTTAACAATGGTATTTTTTATCTTAATTCTCAAGATGAGGAGTTAGGTACTATTCACTCTCAAATGATTGAAGATTTTAAAGATGAGAAAAAATTAGAGTTTTTTCTCTATATTAACACCTATTAAACCACTTGTATTGATCGCTATTGCTTCAATCATTTTAGACACTTGTTTTGGTATTTGGCGAAGTTGGAAAAAAGGCAATAAGATTCGTTCACGTAGACTTTCACACACTATTTCTAAGAGCCTTTTATATAGTGGCGCGATAGTATTTATCTTTTGTTTAGAAAAGTTCGTTATAAGCGATATTTTAGGGCATTTTATAGCTATTGATTTGATACTTACTAAAATGTTTACTTTCTTTTGTGTGGTTACTGAATTGAAAAGTATCAATGAAAGTTACGAAAGTGTTACAGGTAAGGACGTTTGGAAAGCATTTATAAACTTTGCAAAAAGAAGTAAAGAACAAATTGATGATTTAAAAGAATAATTACTATATTTGCACGTCTCCATATTGTTGATTTAAATTAATGATTAGAAGCCTTGCAGAAATGTGAGGCTTTTTTATTATATTTGTATCAACAGTACCTGTTACGGTTCTCGTTGGAACACCGCACCCGAATAGGTCATTTTACGCATAAAGGAAGGCTGAAAAGTATAACTTATAGCGAAACCTTATTGAAGACTATTGACGAATAGAAACTAAATAAGTCATTGAGCCACCGTAACAAGTGGCTTTTTTATGCTTTTACCGTTCATAAAGCTATACAACCGTTCATCACAATTGCAGTAAATTACAATTAATAGTTTTTGTAGATTTGAGGTAAATTAAATGATATGACACAAGCAACTATTACACTAACTTACGATGAAAACAAGTATATGTTTGAAGTATTGAGGTTAGTTACACAACAACTAAAAGAGGGCGCACAAAGTGGCAAAATGCAACGTAACGGAATCACAGCAGAATACGAACAAGAAATTATAATTGATTACGAAAAAATAGAAACACGAATTGAAAATAATTGTATAATAATTAAATCCAAAATATGAAACGAACGATTTTAAAACTACAACACGACGAAAAACCCGATTTGTTTATCGTTGTAAATGGTGGGGTAGCTGAAGCCTACGATATAGCGCAAACTTATAAGGTTAAAAATTACGTAATGAAAGAAGCAGTTCCTGCGAGAATTTGCATATTTCAAAATGAGAAATGCCCTATAATTAGTGAACATTTGAACTATTACACTATTTTTCACAATCAACAAGAATTAGCAGTTACTTCAACACAAATCGAGATACTATGACAGCGAAAGAAAAGGCAAAGGAATTGGTTGATAAATTTCAAAAGCAAATATTCTTTCATATTACAGATGAAAGATTAGATATTGAAGAATCAAAAGGATGTGCATTGATTGCAGTTGATGAAATATTAGACGCAATTACTTTTAATGTGTATGACGAAGACGCGTACAATAAAGAATACAATTACTGGCAAGAAGTTAAACAAGAAATCGAGAAGTTATGAGAAAACTTACACCCAACGAAAAACTAATAGCAGTCGTTGCAATTTTACCTGTAATGGCTGATTTAATGGAAGATATTAAACTATTTCAACTATCCAAGAAGTACGGAAATCTGTTTATAGAAGAAGTTAGGAAAACAGATAACACGATCATTCGTGACGCTGAATTAGACGCACAATCGCAACAAATAAACATACAGCGCGCTTTCGTTCAATGGTTGCAGAATGAGTTTGTAGAGCAATAACCGTTCATAAAGTTATACTACCGTTCATCACAATAGGTAAAAAATGTAAAGTAATAAGCACTAATTTTACTTCATAAACAAAACGAAATACTATGAAAACTTTTAATTATTACTACGGAAATCAACCAATTACAAAAAGCGAATTTGAAAAAAACGTTCCTGAGAATTGGCAAGAACAAGTTGAAAATTATGAATTTAGCTACGGTTATTTTAAAGCTGTAGAAAGAGATTAACTCAGCTCTGGTAAGCCAACCCCTCCGAGTAGAATCGGCAACTATTCCGAGGGGTTTATTTAGTAACAATTTAAAACAACAATATGGAAATTAACATCGGTTTTTTATTCGTTATCGCTGGAATGGCGTTAATGATCGGATTTAAGAACAGTCGCATTCAGT